AATGAATTAAAACTAGGGCAAGGTGATTTAAAGAAAGTCAACGCAAAGATATTGGCTATATCAAAGGCTACCTATAGTAATTTATCTGATGTACTTACAGAAGATGTTAACTTAAAAGAACTATCTAGTAATTACATTTACAATATGGGAAGAATATTAGAGATAAACCCAGATTCAATTGATGCATTAGACCCAACAATTCAAACAGCACTTAAGAACAATGGAAACAAGGGAACAATGAACTTAACTGATTTTGATAGAATGTTACGTAATGACCCACGTTGGGCTAAGACAACTAACGCTAGAGAAGAAGCATCTAAGTATGCTTTAGAGGTCCTTAAGGACTTCGGATTGATGGCATAATGGCACCCAAGAAACCAGCAGCCCCTAAGATTCCAGCAGTTATTGCTAAACCTTCAGCCCCTGCAACAAAGTCATCAGGTGGTTTTGGCGGTGCAGGCTTTGCTAATTTATCTAAAGCAGCGACTAAATTTGCGGCCAAACCTGCAAGCCAACCAAAGGTTGGAAAAAAAACTGGACCTACAAATAAATTTATTCCTGGGGATACACCACCAAAAGTAGTTACTGATGTAGTTACAGAAGAAGAAGAAGTTAAAACTGGTGGTGAAGATGCAGGTCTTGCCTATGCGAAAATGCAAGATGAGAAAGCAAGAAAAGATGCTTTCGAAATACTTAAGGATGTATTTACTTCCTATGGTTTAGATACTCTAGCCAGTGAAATTGAAAGTTATATGAAAGAAGGCATTGGAACTGGAGAAGCCACTCTTAGATTAAAAAAATCTCAACCATATAAAGATAGATTTAAGGGTAATGAACTACGTCTTGCTGCAGGTAGAAATGTTATTAACGAAGCAGAGTATTTAGACTTAGAAAATAGTTATTCACAAACTTTAAAAGCATATGGTTTGCAAGATTACTTTGGAGTAGGTGTAACTCCTACCCAGCGTTTAGCCCGTCAACAAGCAATGGCAGAAGTAATTGGTGCTGATATATCTGCTGTTGAATTTAAAGACAGAGTATCTACCTCAGTAGATAGAGTTAAAATGGCTGACCCAGGAACAAAGAAAGCCTTTCAAGATTTTTATGGGATTGGTGAAGTAGACCTTGTTAAGTACTTCTTGAATCCAACTCAAACATTAGTCACCCTTAAAGAGAAAGCAACTGCTGCAGAAATTGGTGGTGCTGCAATTGGGCAGAACTTACCAGCAACTATGGCAAGCGCTGAAGAACTTGCTAGATTTGGTATTAATAGGGAACAAGCACAGGCTGGTTACTCAACCATTGCACAAGAGTTACCTACTGCTGCTAAGTTAGGTCAGATTTATAATGAAGAAGGAATTACATACGGGCAGACTGAGGCAGAGCAAGCAACCTTTAAAGGACTAGCATCTGCTAAGCGAAAGAAAGAAAGATTAGTAGAAAAAGAAACAGCATCATTCCAAGGTTCATCAGGAGTAGGTGCAGCAGGACTGTCAACTACATACTTGCGTAGAGGTTCCTCAGCAGGTCAGTTCTAAATAGATTCCCCACACGGATAGACCAGCCCCGTGGGGTGTATAAGTCTGGTAGCAAGAGCCAACCAATTTCCCCGAATTGACTTGTGGCTTGCGACTAATCAACGAATAGAAGGGTGGGTTGCTATGAGCAACAACTACTGGGATGAAGAAGAAGACGAAAACCAAGATAACGATGCAAATCTGCAAGGCGATGACTTAGTTAAAAGACTAAGAAAAGCCAAACGTGCAGATGAGAAACGTATCAAGGAACTGACTGAGCAACTTGAGGGATTGTCCAAGGTGCAGCGTGAGAGAGTCGTCAAGGAAGTCCTAGAAAAGAAGGGCGTTAATTTAAAGGCACAACGCTTAATTATGAAAGACTTAGAAGACATTAGTGAAGAGTCAGTTAATACCTGGCTTGACGAAAATGCTGATTTGTTTGGATTAAAAATTGCGGAGCCTGCTAACCCTGAACAAGAACTTAATCGAGCAGCCTTAAGGCAGCAAGATGTTCTTACTCAGAACGCATTAACCCCTGAACGTACAGAGGACTTGGAAACAAAGATATCTAATGCACAATCTGCAGATGAAATTCTTGCCATCCTCCGTGCAAATCAATAATTAATCCATAGTAATTCTAATCACCTTGGAGGTGACAAATGCCTAATGCATACACAGGAGTAGGTTCGGCCACACTTGGCGGAACCGCTGGTGGTGCAGGTCTTGTCCAACAAGCATATGACCGCTTATTGGAGTTTGCTCTCCGTTCTGAACCACTAATTCGTTCAGTCGCAGATAAAACACCTGCCCGTCAATCAATACCAGGCTCAACCGTAGTTCTACAGAAGTACGTTGACTTGGCTCAAAAGACATCTACTCTGGCAGAAACAACTGACCCAGATGCAGTAGCACTGTCAACACCAACCACAGTTTCTATTACTCTTAATGAGTATGGTAACTCTGTATTGGTAACACGTGCGTTGGAACTATTCAGCCTTGCTGATGTAGACCCAGCAATCGCAAACATTATCGCTTACAACCTAGCAGATTCAATTGACGCAGTAGCAATGGAGACATTGCGTGCTGGAACAAACATAATCTACTCAGGTAATACAGCAACTACAACAGCAACATTAACAGCAGCAGGAACAGTTGACTCAGCAGATATCCGTAAGGCTATCGCTAAGTTACGTTCTGCTAAGGCTGTAGCACGCAAGGGTTCACTATACTGGGCTGGTATCCACCCAGAAGTATCACATGACCTACGTGCAGAGTCATCATCTGGCCAAGGCTGGCTACTTCCTAACCAATACGGTTCTTCACAGGACCGCATCTGGGCTGGAGAAATTGGTAACTACGAAGGTGCATTCTATATTGAATCACCACGTCTTTACTCAGCCAAGGATGGTGCTGACCAATCAACATTAGCAACAACAGCAGTAACAGTAGCAGGAACATCAGCAGGATTTACATTCGGCGTTGCTTCCTCTTCAGTAATTGCTAGCCGTGCTGAGGTTGGAGATAAAATTTCAGGAACAGGTGTTGGTTCAGGTGCAAAAATTACTGCACTATCAACATCAGGTTCAACTACTACAATTACAGTAAGCGTAGAAAACTCCGCTGCAGTAACTGCTACAACAGTTGTAACCGTAACTCCTGTTACTCGTGTATTCCGCACAATTATTGCAGGCCAGCAAGCAATGGCACAAGCCGTTGCCGAAGAGCCACATGTAGTTATCGGACCAGTAGTTGACAAGTTAATGCGTCACCGCCCAATGGGTTGGTACGGCGTACTTGGCTTTGCACGCTACCGTGAAGAAGCACTATACCGAATCGAATCAGGTTCATCAATCGCTGCTCTTTAGTAGCAATGAGGGGTGGGGCTTACGCCCTGCCCCTCTCTTAATAAAGGACTTAAATGACTACATATGTTTTTGATACACCAATAGTTAGAGAAGGTCCAGCGGGTGGACACCGCTTGTTTTACTTTTATAAATTAAATCGTGGGATAACTATTATTCGTGATAATGGTACATATAAACAAGTACGTTATTTAGTAGATGAAGACTTACAGAATTACCAAGAGGTTTACCTTGGCGGCAGCCGTCATTTAGTTGACGAAGATACTAAGGCAAGATTAATTGCAGGCAATGTCGGAGTTACAGAGGCTAACTTTACAGCACAATAGGGGGCAGTATGGAATGCGACCACAAGAGTAAAGTTCTTGATTGGGCATATAAATTAAAAGATGGTCAAATGAATCAGTATGTATCCTTATATGGATGTACTGAGTGTGATGCTACATCACCTAAACCATTTCCAAGCAAAGAAGAAGTTTATGTAAAGGACCATAGTAATTGTCATATTGACCCTTGCTTTGGATGCAAGGCTAAAGGATTACAATTGAGCACAGGTGATGCTAATGGTAGAGCATCTATGCCAAGACGTAAGTGGGAGGGCGAACTAGAAGCCTATAGAAATGCTCGTAAGCAAGGTATCCAGCCAGCAGGAACTACTATGGCTAAGATAGTTGCAGCAGAGAAAGCATCAGAGAATTTGGGTAGGGCTTACAATGCTGAGAAGGACCCAAATGCTAAACACATAGATAAAAAAACCGCTAAAACAATCAACGAACTAGGAGCATAATATGCCAATGGTAGACGGAAAGAAGTTCCCTTACACAATGAAGGGCAAGGCTATGGCTAAGAAAGCAGCAGCCAAGAAGTCAGACAAGAAAATGACAATGAAAAAAATGACTATGAAAAAAATGGGTAAGAAGAAGTAACATGGCAATGCCAAATAAAAAACCAAAACCTAAGCCTAGTAAATTAAAAGGCGAAGCAGCAATGAAGGAATATCAAAAACAGATATCTCCTAAAGGTATGGCTAAATTTGAGGCTGATGCTAAAAAAGCAATTGAAAAAAAATATCCAGGACTGTTTATACCTGAAACTAAAATCTCACCACCTGGAGGTAGAGGTAGATAATGGCATCATCTGGTAGTTATAAACGCCATGATGGTTTTAATCCAGTTCAAATTAAAGACGGCCTAGTGGTTCGTATGGGTAAAAACGGAATCATTAGGTCTGTTCTTGGAAGGTACGGGGAGTATGGCAAAGACAGCAGCATGGCAAAGAAAAGAAGGTAAGAACCCTAAGGGTGGACTCAATGCCAAGGGCAGAGCATCCTATAAGGGTGGAACCCTCAAGGCACCTGTAAAGAGCGGGGATAACCCCCGTAGAGCCTCATTCTTGGCCCGTATGGGCGGGATGCCAGGACCTGAACGTAAGCCTGATGGTTCACCAACAAGATTATTATTATCATTACAAGCATGGGGTGCTAGTTCAAAGTCAGATGCTAAAGCCAAGGCAGCAGCAATCTCTAAAAGAAATAAAGGTAAGAAATAATGCCAGCCAAAAAAACTAAATCTAAAGTTAATGAGGCTGGTAACTACACCAAGCCTGGTATGAGAGCATCATTGTTTAAGAAAATTAAGGCTGGTTCTAAGGGCGGAGACCCAGGGGAATGGTCAGCACGTAAGGCACAACTACTTGCTGTGCAATATAAAAAGGCTGGCGGAGGATACAAGTAATGGCCCTTGCTAAGTCTCAAAAGTCTTTAAAGGATTGGACTGCACAGAAGTGGAAAACTTCTGATGGTAAACCATCTAAGGGCAAAAAAAGATATCTACCTG